CAATTAAGCCGAAATAAAAACTTGCGCTCATTCGCACAAAACGGTTAAAAAATTGATCTGACTCGCACAACTAAAAAGTGACTTCACGCTTAGAGCGACAAGGGATACAGCCGTTTTAGGTGTGAAATTATTTCTTTATCTTTGTTAAGGCTAAACCGTTAAACAATTAGACATTCCGCCTTCGTCCAAGACCAGGACTTCGGCGGCGTCTTTTCTTTTATTATTTTAATACCATCGTCTAGTAATATATAAGTACTATTATCGACGATACGACAGGAGCTTGCGACTGGCGAAGGTTTGTAGTTTATCTACTCGTTAATCTAAACGGAAGGAGAGTCCGGAATATATGAGCGTATTATTCATTCTATTAAGCGTAATGGTGTCCGTATTTATCACATTAAATGCGAAGTATACACGCTATTATTTATCGTTATCTCGTTTATATCGAAAACGTAAAGGCGGAGTATGGTCGTACATTTATATCCGTAACTTTCCCGAAGTAAGATATTGGCGACAACACACAACGCATTATAACGAAGTTGTTATTAAGACGGAAGATTATCGGAACTAAAACGGAGGTGACAACGAATGGCACTTAAACGATTAGGAACGGAACACTATCACGCTATCGTTGTATCACCGTAATAACTACCGTAATATCGTACGTCTATATAATAGAAGGAACTAGGACTAACGTAGACATAGCATAAGGGTATACGGATATACAGTACGTTACAGGTCTACCGTTATTCATACGCTAGACAGTAGCAGCGAGGGCTTACCGGATGAGAGCGTCTGAAACTCACGGGGTGCTGCGCATAGGGTGCCGTAATATACAGCGATAGTACTCCGATATATGCATACGCCATACAATCGTATACAACAATTGGTTCCGAGAATATATCTTATGTAAACTAGCGCATTATCACAACCGTTGATATAAAGGGATTCGTAGCACTTCGTAAGTGTTTGCGTTGCACACGTGTTTATGCATTAACAAATGCGTTGATATCAAGCGTTTCTTAATAACACGAATAAAACAACGAATGAATAAAAACATGCATAAAACAGAGCGTAATGAAAGGCGCTTGAAGCAATCGAAGACGAAACGACCGACTCCCCAACCGCCCTGGTCCGGCCCACTACAACTGCTGTCTGAAATTTGCGTAGTATTTTTTCAACTCGGGGTGTATCATACATAGGCGGAATAGTTAGCGACTGATCCTCGCTGGCGAACGCGGGTTTCTCCGAACTCGCTTTCCGTCATTACTTTTATCGGAGAATTCACTACGGAGGGTGATAGCGAATGGCTAAAGTTACTTGGACGAAAGAACTCGTTTCTAATGAAATTATACGACTTGAATCCGAGGGAGTAAACGTATCGTCTCGCTTCCTTAAAAATAACGGATACTACAGCGTTGTTAGTGCCGCAGTTAAGCATTACGGAACGTGGAATAAAGCGTTAATCGCAAACGGAATCAAACCGAAAGCAAAGATGCGTACAAAAGAGGAAGTAATGGCTGATTATCTAGTCGATATAAAGACGGCTAGTACTCGCGATAATATAACATATAGGTCAGCGATTAAGAAGTACTTCGGCAGCTTCGACGAACTTGAAAAACAGTTAGGAATATACGAAGAACCTCACAACTACGAAATATATGAGCGAAATCAGCTAGACGAAAAAGTATTCGACGTGCTAGCGAAAGAAAAGGACGTAATATCTTCTAAGATTTTAGATACTTACGATAAGAACATCGTTCATAGTATTCGAAGTCATTTCGCCAGTGTTCAAGATTATTTTAACGAATTAGATATCGATTATTACGCAAAACCGAGAGTACCTTTTAAATGGACGCCCGAAAATACGAAGCGTCAATTAATGCGGTGGATTCGCGAAGGATATCCGGTTAACTATACGTACACAGCGAGTAAGCATAACGGAATCATTGAAGCCTCCCGAAAGTTTTACGGCGGATGGGAAGGCTTATTTACAGCATGCGGCTTAAATTACGAAGACTACAGGATAGACACAACGCAGGCTTCCTTCTACGGACGTAAATTCGAAGACTTATTAGCGGAATATTTTGCTGAAATGAACTTGCTTTTCCGCCGGGAGCCAGAAATAAACGGCTGTCATCCGGATTTCGTTGTAGGAAACAATTGGGTTGACGCTAAGTTATCTGAGTGGACGATAAATCTTGCGGATTGTGGAACGGTTAAAAAATACGAACCACACTGCGATGTGTTAATGATCGTTTACTTACGAGGTAATCAAGACGTAGATAAGAAAATCGGAACCAAAACACGCTTAGTAAGTTTCGCTAATTTAGTTAAGAGACTACCGGAACACAAGCGAGAATATTTCTACAACAGAATAAACGAGATAAACGAAAAGTTAGAGGGCGTCGCTTGATGCTCTCTTTTTGCGTTCAATAAAAACGGAAAGGAGGACGACACATTTGGCGTATGTAAACGGAAGTTGGCTCGATAGACCGCAGCGTCAGGAACGTATTGATTTACTGTCGACGAAACTACGTAAGCTTGCAGCGGTAATTAAATCCGGTAAGGCGACAGAGTATCACGAAGATCAATTCCGCCAGGACAAAGCGGAGTTAATTAAGTTGAAACGTATACACAAGGCAGAAGTTGATATTGCGTATTTCACCTACGAGTACCTAAGCGACCGGGGAAATCCGGCGAATGAGGATAACGTAGTTCGTAATGGTGATGATGGAACACCGCATGATCCTATGGATGAGATTGCGCCAATTCACCGCGAATTCTTCGATCTATGCGACCATGTTAACGAAGAAGAACGAAACGCACGTCTAGCAATTGCTGCAGCCCGCGGACATAGTAAATCGGGGATGTTTTCCAACGCATTCCCCTTGCATCAAGCAGCGTTTAGACGACGTAAGTATATTCAGATTATTTCGGAGACAGATTCGTTATCAAAGAAGTTACTCGGATGGATTAACAAGCAATTAAAATTTAACGATAAGTTACGCGAAGATTTTGGCGTACTTATGCACGAATCTAACTCTAAAAACGAAAAAGACAACGAAGAAGCGTTCATTACAACAACGAATATCCTAATCGAAGCGAAGTCATCGGGCAAACAGCTCCGCGGATCCCGCCACGGTGCCGTCCGTCCGGATCTCGTAATTATTGACGATCCCAGTTCGACTAATAACGAAGGAACTAAGGAAGCGCGGGAGAAACTTGTACATTGGTTCAACTCGGTTGTAGTTCCTGTTGGATCGAAAGCAACAGCGATTGTACTCGTCGGAACTATGGTATCAGCAACAGGGCTTTTAAATCACGTACTCAAACGTAAGGATTTCAAGTCGTCATTTCACGGCGCAGTAATCAGTGAACCGTCAAATCCGAAGATTTGGGAAGAGTATTGCGAACTATATGCACGCGCTGAATCGATGGAAGAAGTCAATGAGTTTTACGAAGCGAATAAAGAAACGCTAGAGGAAGGCATCGAACTTGCGTGGCCTTGGCGATGGACCTACCGCGCACTTATGCACGAAAAGGTGAATATGGGTACTCGTGCTTATAACTCAGAGTTCCGTAACCTAGCATTCTCTGAAGACGAACAATTCTTTTTCCCCGACCAATACGGATTTTTCCATTACGCACACGAAAATGGTCAGGCTTACGTTGTTTACCAGGACTTAAAGATTCCGTTAAGCGAATTAACGATATCTGGCGCGTGGGATATTGCGATGGGTAAGAACGCAAGGTCTTGTTATAACGCAGTAATCACCGTAGGAAAGCACGAAGCGACCGGCTATATGTTTGTGCTTGACGAATACGCTTCGAAAGAGCCAGCGCACGTATACATCGAAATGATTGTAAAGAAAATCAAGCAGTTTCGACACAACGTATTTAGCGTTGAAACGATTAACGCGCAGCATGAGTTCTATCGTCAGTTACAAGAGGCTGTTCGACGAGAAGGTCTTTATAGATGTCGTGTGAACGACGTTAAGGGCCACAACGCATCAAAAGAGCAACGTATTGAAGCATTAGAGCCATTACTTCATAACAAGACGTTAATTTTAAACGATAGACATACAATGCTACTCGACCAAATGGCGCAGTATCCATTCGGTGATTATGTGGATTCGATTGACGGTCTTTCAATGGCTGTT